CACACAAGCTGTTCAGCACGGTGAAGAACTTCCAGGATCGCGAGATCAAGGGTCAAATGTATCGTGCCGTCGATCAGGCGTACACGGCCGGCATGTGGTTCAAAGCGACCCTGATGGACAATCCAGAAGCGCAGGATTGGTGCAAGGCGCGCGGCATTGGCATTCAGAAGGCACAGGGTGAAGGCGTTGACAGCGCTGGCGGCTACCTCGTTCCCGAAGAGCTGATGGCCAACATCATCGTGCTTCGTGAACAATTCGGCGTCTTCCGGCAGGAATGCCAGGTCGTCCCGATGGGTTCCGATACGCTCAATTGGCCGCGTCGGACTGGTGGCCTGACTGCGTTCTTCACTGGTGAAAATCAGGGCGTGACCGAGTCTCAGGCTTCCTGGGATAACGTCAACCTGACCGCTAAGAAGTGTGCCGTGTTGACCCGCATGTCGACTGAAATCGAACAGGATGCCGTAGTCGCGATCGCTGACTGGCTTGTCGGCGAAATGGCCTACGCCTTCGCTTCGAAAGAAGACGACTGTGGTTTCAACGGCGACGGGTCTAGCCCCTACGGCGGTATTCGCGGTCTTACCGTGCTTGCGACCGATGGCAATCACAACGCATCGAAGTTCACTGCGGCTACTGGCCACAATACCTTCGCGTTGCTGACGCTGGGCGATCTCACGGGATTGATGGGTACGCTGCCGCAGTACGCGTTCGGTGGTGCCAAATGGTATATGTCGCAACAGGGTTTCTATTCCTGCGTTGCGAGTCTCTTGGCCGGCGCTGGTGGCAACCGTCTCGATATCCTCTCGGAGGGCATCCAGAAGCGGCTGCTCGGCTTCGATGTGACGATCGCTCAGAAACTTCCGATCACCGCAGCGTCGCAGACCACCAAGGCGATGCTTTTCTTCGGCGACCTGACCAAGGCGGCGATGATGGGCGAACGCCGCGGCGTGACGATCAAGCGTTCGGACCATCGGTATTTCGAGAACGATCAGATCGGGTTACTCGGGACAGAGCGATTTGACATATCGGCCCATGATTTCGGTGATAACACGAATGCCGGCCCGTTGGTTTCGCTGGTCGCTCCGTAATAATCTGCTATAAGAGTCGGGCTGGAGCAACGCGCTAACGTTTCTCCAGCCCTATGCTGGACCCTGAAAAGAAACTGAGGCGATTAGCTCATGCCAAAGCGATTGCATCGCTTGGCTCAGCCGCCGGCAATGCGGGCTGGAAAGATCCAGTTAAGAAGGCCGCTAGAATTGCCAAAGTAAGAGCGACGCGACAAGCGAATGCTCAATCCAAAGCCGCGCGAGGGGCTGTTTAGCCTCGCAATCCTGTCCCAAGGGCAATTGCCTAAAGACGACATAACGACGTGGCCGCAATTCAGCGGATACGGCGACGTTCACTATCTCTTTGCCCAAGGAGGGCACCCATGACTGTTCCCGCAGCTAAACTTCTTCTCGATGCCAACACCGGTAGCATCGGCGCCGTAACCAACGCCGGAACCGGAACGTCGGCGAATATCGATACGCTGGGTGTCGATTTTGTCACCATCGACATTTCCGCGACCACGCAGAGCGCGTCGACGCAGGCTGGTTCGCCTTCCGTTCTGAAGATCCAGGAAAGCGATACGACTGTCGTTACCAGCTTCGCTGACGTCGTCGGTTTCCGCGGCGGCTCTGCCGCTGCGACTAACGTCGATTATGTGTTGGGCGTCGGCAAGACCTCCGGCGTGAACGCCTACAAGTTCAACGTCGATTGCCGCTCCCGCAAGCGTTACCTGAACGTCGTTGTTTCGCCGACCACGACGCAGACGTTCGCCGTCAACGCTAACGGTTTCCGAGCCGAACAATCGCCGTCGACCGCAGCTAAAGCCGGCGTGCTCTCGCTCGTCGAGGGTTAACGCGTCCAATTCTGCCCGACAGCGGAATGAGACCTCAGCGCTGAATAGATGGAGATGGATGTCGGTCCATCTCCATCGATCCCCTCCGACAAGGGCAACAAATGCATATCGAAGCTACGCTTCCGAAATTTGAGATTAAACTTGATTTAGGCGCAGGCGAAATTGCGCGCCCCAGTTTCATTCCGCTCGGCAGAGATTACGGGTCTGAGATATATCCGCTGCCCTACGCCGATGGATCGGTTGACGAAATTGTTGCCTCTCACGTCCTCGAACATTTCCCGCACCGCCAGGTAGAAGCGGTCCTGAAGGATTGGGTTCGCGCTCTCAAGAAGGGCGGCAAACTCAAGATCGCCGTTCCAGATTTCAAAACGATTGCGGAGGATTATCTGAACGGCAAAGCGCAGCCTCATGAAATGTACATGATGGGCGGCCAGGTCGACCAGAACGATTACCACAAGGCGATGTTCGATCGCGACAAATTGCGGGCATTACTCGCCGGCCAGGGTCTAGTTCTAATCCGGCCATGGGTTTCGGAAATCGAGGACTGCGCTGCTTATCCGATCTCGCTGAACCTGGAGGCGTACAAGCCTCATATGCCGGAGATCAATGTCTCCGGCGCGATGAGCATGCCGAGACTTACTTTCACCGATAATTTTTTCAGTTGCATGGAAGCGTGCCTTCCTTGTCATGTGAAGTTGCGAAAACACGGCGGTGCCTTCTGGGGCCAGTCGATGACCAAGGTATTTGAACGGATCATCGAGGAAGATGATCCGGACGCGATCCTTACTATCGATTACGATTCTGTTTTCCTGCCCCGCCATCTGGCGCATCTCATGCAGCTAATGTGCCTTTACCCTGACATTGATGCACTAGCGCCCATCCAATCATCGCGCCATCTAAATACGGCACTGTTCACGGTTCGAGACGATTCAGCGGAAAAGAATGCGCCGACCATTCCGCGCACTCGATTCGAAGGTGATACCTCTCAGGTTTCAACCGCGCACTTCGGGCTTACGCTGATCAGAACAGCGGCGCTTAAGAAGATGGCGAAGCCGTGGTTTCAGTCCGTGCCGTCTCCAGATCTAGACTGGAATGAAGGTCATATCGATGAAGACATCGAATTTTGGCGCAAGTGGGAAACCGCCGGCAATTCGCTCCATCTCGCAAATCGCGTTGCAATTGGCCATGCCGAGCTTATGGCGCGATGGCCCGACATCAATTTGAATGTTCACTATCAGTCAATGACTGATTTTCAACAGAACGGTGTCCCGGAAGAGTGCTGGAAATGATGCAAGCAGGAAAAGATTATCTCGCCAAGGGCGATGCCGAATACGAATCACCGCGCGCGCGGTATTTGCGGGAATTGCTGCAATCCATCAAGATGCAGAAACGATCGGATGAGCCCGAAGAAAAGGCCGAGATTGCGCCGGAAGAACCCGTGGTGAAATCGACTAATCAGAACAAGCCAACGCTGAAACTGAAATAGGATGTCTCATATTTTTGAGATCTGCTTTGCTGTCACTATCTTCGGTCTTTTTCTCTGGATTGAAGACGAGCCGCACGACAGCGGATCAGGATCATTCTAAATGCAATCGATCCTAACCGTTACGATTGCAGCGACAAGTTATGACCTGACCGAACTCTCCGACGTTAAGGACGAACTTGGCGTCAAGGACGGTGCCAGCGATTCTATCCTTGCTCGCTATATCAGCAGCGCGTCATTGGCTGCGATGCAGTATTGCAACCGTACCTTTGCGATCGAAACACTTTCCGAGCAGTTCTTTGCCGATCATCCTAATCGAATGGTCCGCGGCGGCGTCAAGGTACTTCAGCTCGCGCGGTGGCCTCTGATTGCCAGCAGCACGAACGTTACCGAAGACAGCACCCTGCTTGTCGAAAATACCGATTATCTGGTCGATAAAACGAATGGGCAATTAACGCGCCTGGATGCATCCGGATTATCGGTCTACTGGCATCCGCTCCCGCTGACTATTGTCTATTCGGCCGGTTACGCAACGATACCGGTTGACGTTGAAGACGCCATTATTCGAATGGTGACGCGTCGCTTCGCTTCCAAGGGACGCGATCCGAATTTGAAACAGCAGAATATTCCAGGAGTTCTGGAGCAGAGTTGGTGGATCGCTACGGGGACCGAGGCGGGTAACATGGATCCTTCGATTACCGATATCCTTGATAATTACCGCCCGCCGCTAATCTGATGCCAACGTACACCAATGACGTCTATGGAATGCTATTGCAGATCGCCGATAATGCCGGTGCTCCCGATACATACCCGCATGATATCTATGGGCAGATCTACCGCATTGCCGACAAGGTCGGCGCCGCGGCTTCTGGTTATAGCGGTGACAAATACAGCCAACTGAAACGTATCGCGGATCAGGTCGGCGCGGCCGGAACGTACAACGGCGATATCTATGGGCAGATCAAAAAGATCGCCGACGCTGGCGCGACGGGCGCTTACGCCAACGATATTTACGGCCAACTTTCGCGCATTGCGGTCAATGGAATTAGCGGCGGCGGCGGCGGTTCAACTCCCACATTCTACATATACGGATTTTAAAATATGGCAGCCATTGCTGGAAATAAAGTCGGTGTCGTTAATGGCGTTCCGAACACGGGCACGGGCGATGTATCCACCATTGACGCCTTAATGGCAGATGGCGGCCAGGCCACGCTTGGCGCGAAAGCCGACGCCAAGTCCACAGCAACGGACACGACTGCAGTTTCCGGCATATCGATCTGGAAGCAGATCAGCGCCAGCGTTCAAGCGCTCGTTACTGGCGCACTAACGGTCGGTACGGCAGGCTCGGCTTCGACACAGGTCGTCTCGATGCAGGGCATTGCGTCGATGACGCCGGTGGCAACGGGTGGCCTCACAATCACGCAGGCGGCGTCATCCACAGTTACAAGACCCGCTGATACAACCGCTTACACGCTAGGCGATTTGGTCGCCAACTCGGTTACGGCGGGTTCGGTCGCCGCTTTGCAGTTTACGACCTTGGCTCGTGTTTCCGGTAGTTCCGGCGTTATCGTCGGCGCGTCGATCCAGAAGTCGGTCAATACTGTAACAGCCTCGCTGCGCCTGCATCTGTTCAATACCATTCCGACATTTACAAGCGCCGGCGATAATTCGGCAATGACCACCGTAGTTGTCGCCTCGGGTAAGGGCTATCTCGGCTACATCGACATCCCGACTTTTGTCGGATTCTCGGACGTGGCGTGGGGCACCGGGGCACCGGACAATTCGCGCGGATCGATCCCTTACGTCGCCACGGCGCAGATCATTTACGGCATACTCGAAGCTCGCAACGGCGGCACATGGACGCCGGGGACGGGAGAGGTGTTCACGGTCACGCTCGACGCCCTGCAGGATTAAGTCATGCCATCGAGGGTATCTGCTCGTAAAAACGTCCTGCGCAATTTAGTCGGCACCATAGATTGTAATTTTGCGGCCGGTAACTCCGCTGGGGTTTCCGTCACTCGATCCACAACGGCGCAGGTTGTCAATTCGGACTATTCGCTATCGACCGCCGCGATCAATGCCGCCCGAATCAGTTGTGACGAGATATTCGCCGCTTCGGCAGGACTGCTGATCGAGGCGTCGGCTGTCAACAGTGCGTCAAGCCCGACATTAGCGGGCGCTGCGACCGGGGTAATTGGCTCCGGTGGCGCATTCCCGACTAGCTGGACATTCAAGGGAATGCCGGGCGGGATTACGACAACGATTACTGCACTAGATGCAACGGGTATTGAATTTACGTTCGTTGGAACTCCGACCGGAACTGCTGGTTTTTATGTAGGCGTCAACCCGACCGGGACCGGCGGCGCCGTTTGCGTCGCTGGGGATGTATGGTGCGGGTCAGCTTTCGTTCGCTGCTTCCAATCGACGGGGATAAACAGCCCCTCAGATCAGTTATTTGAATACTATACCGCAGCCGGGGCACTGATCGGGAACAGCACCTATAAGGCCGGGGCGGCCCCGCAGAGCGACAAGGTGTTCCCGCAGCAGTATGTGAGAACGCTTCCGGCGACGACGGCGCGGCTTACCTACTATCCGATCAATCCCGTTGTTGTTAGCGGAACGCCGATCAATGCAAAATACCGCATCGAGCGGCCTCAGATTGAGAAATCTGCTTATCGTTCCACCTTCCAGCCCGCCGCGACACGGTCGGCGGATGTGGCGTTGCTGTCGGGCGGCTCGGCCTATTTTGCTAGCGTAAACCGAACGGTTGCGCTTTCGTTCAATGCGCCGCGTCTCAATCCAAACTTCAATGTTTGGGAGGAACGGATTTCGGGCGATGCCGCCAACAACCGGATTGAGATTTACACGTCAGGCTACTTGCTCAAGTGCAAGGTAGTTTCCGGCGGATCGACGCTGACTGACACGACAATCGGCGTGGTGCCAATCCTGACCAGATCAACTGTTGTTCTGGCGATTTCCCCGACTGGCATCACAGCGTCGCTGAATGGCAAAACCGCGGTCACGGCAGCCATCACTTCGCCAACCGGTTTCAACGAAGGGCAGTTCGGCGGCGGAACCACGGGGTATCTCAATGCCACGATTGCCAGGGCCACGTTCCTGCGAACCGCGCAGTCCGGCGTCTCGTGTGCAACGCTTTCCAAGGCGGGTGTGACGTTCTTCGATGACTTCGACCGTGCAGACGGTGCTATCGGGACCGCACCGACCGGGCAGGCTTATACGCAGATTGCGGCTGCCGGTGTCATTACCGTCCCAACGATTTCAACCAAGCGGCTTATCACGGCGGACAGCGGCAGCGGTACGACCGCCGGATATACCGCCGTCGATCTTCTGGCGGCTGCAAAATTGATGTCGGTCGCAATGCGATTCTCTGCGGCAACGATTGGAGGAGAAGTCGCCCTTATTCAAAATCCGAACGGCATGACTACCACAGCGAACATTACATCTAATTCGGACCATCACTTTCTTGCGTCGGACACCATGGCAACCGAATACTGGATCAGCTCCCTGACGACCGTACAGACTTATGTGTTCGCTCCGGTCTGTGCGCTTGACGGCGCAACAGAATACAACGGCGCCGTTGCTTATCCCGGCGATGGTTCTGTGGTGTGGGTGCTTCCCGAAGGCGAACTAATCCGAAGCACGAACACCAATTTTGCCACAGAGCGCGGACGCTACCATACTTGGGAGCATTACTGGTCAACCGGACAAACCCAGCCCTCTATCCGCGCAATGGCGGCTGATGCCTGATGTTTACCCAGCACCAAACGCCGATGGTGTTCGCGTACTATATGCTTGCAACCAGCACCTACGGGTTCTTGCAGGCCAACTACGCGCAAGACATTATTGACGCGCAGGCGCTAGGGATTGACGGCTTTGCGATAGCGGCCGGCGCATGGGATTCAAACTATCAAACCCATGCTGCTGCGATGTTCGCCGCTGCACAGGCTGCATCGAACAATTCGGATGGGACTAAATTTAAATTATTCATGTCAGCGGAGGTGGGCGGTGCACTCGTCGCTGCTGACGTGCAGAACATGGTTAATACCTTCAAGGGAACGGCTCCCGCCACGTCCACAGGGGTCAGTAGCACTAATTATTACTGGTTTGCCAGTAAGCCGTTTCTGACGACCAGTAGTGGGGAGCATGGAGCAGGTTCGGATAGCGCTGCGGGGCAGACTTTTTGGGCCTCGGTCTTTAGTGGCGGCTTTCAGGTTTCGTTCTATCCTAACTTCGTAACGCGACGCCCAACAGGCGGGCAGATCAACACCGACAACCCGACCTATGCGGAGATCACCAGCGATTTCAGTACGTGGTGGAACAGCGTCGCCAGCGGGCTATTTTACTTCGTCTTCGACGGGCTGGCGATCAATTCGGATGGCTCGACCGGCGATCTCATCACATCGGAGGAAGCCTACGCGCAGGTCATGCGCGACAACAGCCGGATATATCTTGCGGGACTCAACAGCTATTACGCACAAACCAGTTTCTCCAAAACATCCATACTTGCTGTTGAACGTTTCGGCTACGAAGGTATTGCGGCGCAGTGGGCCTCGATCATCAACACGCAGAAGCCGCCCTGGGTGCTTCTATGCACATGGAACGACATAGGAGAGTCCTATATCACGCCGGCCGATCCTTCGTTGATGGCATTAAATGGAGCCGGGACTTATGCGTGGCCCGCGCAGTCGCCGCACATTGGGTTTGCGAAGTTCCACAAGAGCTTTATCTCGCAGTTCAAGACCCTCGGGCAGCCGGCAATCATTTCGGATGAAGTTTTCTACTGCTACCGGACGCAGCCCGCAGCGGCTACTCCAACAGCCACTGCGTTAACCGCGTCGCACTCGTCAAAGACGTTGACCGTGACAGCCGCATCAGGCGGCCCGATCTACTTGGGCCAAGTTCTAACAAGCACCGGCGGCAACGTCACGGTGAGCGCGTTTGATGGAAACGGCAGCGGCGGAACGGGCACCTATTCGACCTTTGAAACATCGACAATCACAAGTCGGGCATTCTCTAATCTTAGCGTAACAACAGCGTTCTTCGATCTGGTCGACAATATCTATGTAACTACACGGTTGACCGCGCCGGCTATTCTGCGGGTCATCAGCGGCGGAACTACTACTGATACCGCCGTCCCATCTGGAATGACCCATACTCGTGTGGCGTTCAACGCGGGATCGCAGGAAATAAAACTGATCCGGGGTGGATCGACGTTGATTGACCTCACAGGCGAGCAGGTTCTGTCATCGATCAAATACTACAACCATAATCCGACCACAGGATACGGGTCTTACCCCTAACCCTAGCGGCGCACCTTCTTCAAATTAGAATTATGTAGACAGGAGATATCGATGACCCGCGTCATGATTACGAACGGTAACAATTTCCATCCCGCCGACTTCCACGCGGAAGTTACCGCCGAAAAAATCGTTGTAGTTGGCGAGAATGCCCCGATTGATCTTGTCAACGCCTCGCGCGCCTTCCGTAAGGCGGTCGAAGCTATTCTCGTCAAGCATCACACAGATGTTGAAAATTCTGAGCAGTCCGCACTCGCGGAGCATGGCGCGGCTAGGTACGATCACCCGCTGACAGCGGTTGTCGATGCTGCGATTCTGAAAGAGATCGTCGCGGCCTCGTATAATGAGGGCCACGGCTTGGCTGCGCATTTCGAGCGCGCCGACGTGCAGGCCGCGATCATGCAGGAACTTGAACACGAAACGCGCTCGCAGATGAACGTCCATCGTGACGTGCATAAGGCAGCAGCCCGTCTCTCGGCCTGACATTCGTCTGGTCTCCTAACCCTCACTCGCAATCATCGTCATCATATCGGCCGCGGCGCGCGCCGTAGTTTTTATTTTGGGAGACTGAAACATGGCCACCACCGCACTCAGCCAAGACTTCAAGCGCGCCTGCCTCGAAGGTGGCCACAACTTTAAAACCGGCGGTCTTGCCTACAAAATGTTGCTCATCAAAGTTACGCCGGGCGGCACCTACGATAATACGCTGGCCAATATCGGCACT